CAACTACCTGTTCGTTAGGAAAGACTTTAATTTCCCCATCAGTAAAACTAAAATATGACCCGATAGAAATCGTAATAATGGTAACAAACAATGAAAATATTGAATGATTACTGCTAACGTGAATGTGACAAACATGGTCATGATTTTTCCTTAGATTTTACGAAAAGATACCGCAATGTATGTGTTTTCTTTCAGAATCCCTTTGTCAATCAATTCCCCATCGATCACACAGAATGTATGGTTTCTATTTACCAAAATGAATGTCCCTTCAGGATTTTGTTCCATGAACTTCTTCAAAGAAGTTCCCGCTTGAACATTAAATGGAATCTTGTTCATATTGTAGTAGGTTTTCTGTTGTTGGGCAGTATGGGTAGTCCCATGAACTGCATTCACAACAAATCCATTTTTTAGATATGCTGGGGTCCACTGATTGTTATACGCCCCATAACCATTCAATCGACCATGTTCTTTCATGATTTGATGGGCTTCCAAATATGGCATATTCGCCGCATTAGCAAGGGCACGAACTGTGCAATCTTTACGTTCCCCATTGATTGGGGAAGTCGCGCCTTTGGAAATTGGACGAATGTAGGAAGAAGTCATTTAAAATCCTTTGAAGTTTGGAATGATGCTATTGTAACCTAATTTTTGTAAAGAATCGCTTGTTTTGGATAAACAATTTGTTTGGATGCTTCAAAAATTGTATTTCCTCCCGGAACTTCATAAACAACATAAAGTTTTCTATGTTCAACCGTCTTCGTCATCTTACCTTGTTGTTCCATCGTTGAATACCCTTCAGCTTGAAATCCAACCAATGTTCCAACTACCTGTTCGTTAGGAAAGACTTTAATTTCCCCATCAGTAAAACTAAAATATGACCCGATAGAAATCGTAATAATGGTAACAAACAATGAAAATTTATAATCGATGTCTGATTCATACATCAAATAGCAGAAAAAGGCCATTCCAATGATAAGGGCAATCAACCCGGTATGGTCATGAAGGGTATCGATTGTTTCTAATGGGTAGAATGTATACATATGGTCATGGTTGTTGATAATTATCAATTGTACCACAAGATAGCCCCTTTCTTCATTTTGTTTTAATATCATTAAGAACAAGTTTACCAGTCATATTCTGAATCAATGTTCTTAGCTTATCTGATACATCCTTAGACATATTAATATCAGAATGGATTTCTTCAGCTAATTGAAAATCATCCCAAAAACGGGAAACATATTCATCTTTGATGGCTTCATCCGAAAATCTATCAAGATTTCCATCATCGTCATCATATCCATAATCATCTTCGTCTTCGTAATCACAGCAGTTACGACAAGTCATTTTAGTTCCCCTTTAAAGTTTACTTTATCCATGTAGAATTTGGTTCATAATCGGTAGTACAACTAAGTTCCCCCTTGATTTCAATCACAAACAAGGTAAACGTGATAATTTTTTCTTTGTCAAGAATCTTATCCTTAATGCGTTCAGCTTCTTTTCGGGCAGATTCTTCCGTTTCATGAAGGGACACAAAGAAAGCCCCCGCTTTACATTCAATTACCTTGAAGATTGCAAACTTACCTAATTTTGATCCTTCAGAATATACCGAAACGGGGGGAAGATACTTTTCCTTCCATGATTTAACCTTTTCTTCCTGCTTCCGTTTGATTTCGGCCTTTTCCTTCTTGGACATAGGTTTAGGCTTAGTCTTTTTAATAGGGGCAGCAGGGGGCGTATAAGACGGTATAGCAGGTTTTACTGGAACTACTGTGTATGTCTTAGGTCTATTCAAAGTAAGCGTTTTACGGGGTTCTGGGGCCATGATCAATCCTTAGTGTATACATTATTGGGTAATGTTTGCCGATATTGAATCCATCCAGCAAAATTACCTGAACATAGTGTACCATCTTTGCGAACATGTGTAACGCCATTTTGCCAATTTTTTACGTTGAATGGCTCACATTCCCCAATCGGGGTTCCCTGATGCTCGCACGGCGATAAATGAAGTTTCGGTCCAGAAAAAAGTTTTTCGTAAATCTCAATAGCTTTTTCTTTGCTATCATCAAGTTTTCGATAAGAAACTTGCCCACAACAAGACGCAGAAATCTTCTTCGCATCATCCAAAGATAGGTATTCACCATTTGAATCTAGATATATCAGTGTGCCAGAACGTGTTCTATCAGTATTGATATACGGTAAATGATATTCCCCTACATTTAGTGACGCAGGAACCCCATGATCAAAATAAGCTTGAAATTGTTTAGCTAATTCCCTATATTCTGGTTGAGCGGAATCATCGTTACGAAGCCAAAGCAGATTATCCCAATCAGTTGCTGTTATTACTCCCTTAGCCATTACATGCCAATCATTTGGCCGATTAGTCCATTGTTTATGTAACCCAAGTTCAGCAAGTTTTTTAGACCCTTCTTTACATGAATCAATGATTTGATTCCATACTTTCCGAACTTCATCTACATCATCAACAAGAATATTTGATGATTGCATACCAGAAATATTTTTACCATAGAATTGAGGTTCAAATGATTCAATATCAACGAACTTTCCGTTTGGGATAGCCCTGCTTGACATGAAATTTTTTGAAGTGGCACGATGCGTGTTGTTCTCTGCGAGAAGCACTTTCGGGAGTTGAATTTCAAAACTTGTTAGCCGTTTACCATTAGGGGCGATTGAATCTTTTAGACATTTTGCGTAAATATTATTCATTTAATTTCCTTCATTATATCATTAAATTTTTCGTCTTCATCAAACACTATAGATTTTGTCAGTAGATCATAGAATGAATACCCATTATACTTGAATTCATCTAACCTATTGACAATGAATCCATCAATTATTTTGGATGATGAATCAAACACTAAACATTGTTGAATGTATGTAGTTGCGATAAAAATATAGTTCAAAATTCTATATTCTTTTGGGTCAACCCGATATTCAATGACATCAAATATTAGTTTATTTGCATCTTCTATCAAATCTGGATTCTTTGGATAAACTATCATTTTTTAGCGACAATAATGATATTGGAATGCTTCGTTTTATCCGTTCCCCATAAAGAAGGGGATACTGCATCTATGTTATTAGCATTTAGCTTCTTCTTATCTTTAGTCACTGTATTTTCAGAATGAAATTTCAAGTCTGGATTCTTCTTAATAAAGTTGACCCATAAATTTCTGGACCCCTTTGTATTCGAATTTGAACTTTTCAATTCGCCAGTTTTATCTACATGATGTCGCATAAAGTCATGTAGATGTGTGGAATTTCCATCCTTGCTTTTTTCTACGCCAGTCTGAATGTTTTTACTTATAAATGATAATTCTACAGGTGTATCATTTACTGTATGATAATAAATATCTGCCCCCGATAAATGCTTCATATGAAACTGATTATTACCTAATGAAGTAGTATTACTATGATTATTATGTATAAAAGTTCGAATTGGAACTGAACCATCAGACAATACTTGTGGGGTATCTGAATAGTTTAGATATGGGGATTCAGTCAACATTCCCATATATGCTTCTATGATAGTTTCCTTCATTTAATTTCCTTCATTTTATATTCTTCAATACCAATCCGACTTATTGAAGTTCCTTCAATTCCTTCAATCTGCCTAACAAATCCATTGAAAATTGTTGATGTATATCCAGTCATCCCTTCATTGTTCTTATAGCAAACATACAAAGAACCAGAATAGTTTGGAAATTCATAACGATCATCAAATTCATTCATTGATTCAATACCAGAACTTAGCTTCCATGAATCAGAACCAAGATAACCCCCGATCCATCCCGCGAGCAATTTATAGATTGTTTCTTCGGGGGTAACAAGTTCAAGAATCACCCATGCATCTGGGGTATATACGCTCATAGTTTAATCTTCCAAATAGTTGCAGTCTTCAATAGCATCATCCATTGCTTCTTCATAAGTATCAAAAATGTTGCCTTCGCGGGAATATGTTTCCCAACGATACTTAGCTGGTTGATTTTCATCATCAGGAAGAACTTCCACGATTTCATAACCAGATTTCAGAACAACTTGTTCGGGGGTCATTCTGGAAAATATTGATTTCATCATGGTAAGTCCTTTGTTGTTTAAGATGACTAATTATAGCACTTTATTTACGGGCTAATGTCTTAATTTCTACAAAAGAAGTTTCTTTTATCATTTTGCTATCTTTAAAAACAGTAACCAGTAATCCTTGATTTTCTTGTTCTACTGTTTGTTCATCATACAGAACAAATTTGTTATTTTTATATTCAACCCGTAGCCGACCTTTAGCAGATTTCTTATATGTTGATGTTCCTTTTGGTTCTTTCTGAAGGGCATATTCAACACCATTCACAACAGAATTTGTTGCTTTACAAGCAATACCATACGAATCCCTACTCGAATTACCGATAAATGCCCATGAACCAACCCCAAAAAATACGTTACCCACTGACCAACCTGCTTCAACCATACCTTTATAAATCTTTTCTGCCATGGGCAAACTAATGGCTTCACCGTAGATAATTCGCACATGAGAATCTAACAATCTAAACGCACCTAATTTTCCATACACATATTCACCTCCAAACGTATCCCACAAAGTTTGCAGTGTGCCGTGTACTTCACCCTTGCTCATTTCACGCCCAAGTTCTAGATGATAGTTTGTATTCCATGACTCACCATACTCATATTGAGTATCAACCGCAGCGTATACTCGATAAAACTTACCTTGATATAGAACTACTTGGGCATCTGATTCATCAACAAAATCATAAACATCTTGCCCCTCCAACGTATCAACTTCAACCCAAGTGTACCCAAGAATAACTTCATATGGTGTATCAACTGAACTATCGGGGCGGAATGTAAGAACCCCCGGTTGACCGTCAGCATTAGCACCCCGTGACAGAATCACATCTTTAAGTTCAGACGCAATATTACCAATCACATCCCAATAATCCCGCGAATCACTTACATATGAAAAGATACCAGTTGGATACACATTGGTCAAAAAGTGTTTCAGGGCAGCAACTTCCCCATCATGACCGCCACCGTTGAATGCAATCTGTTGACACACTGTAGCATGTTCTGATGCGTTTACAGACCCTGCAATGAATTCATTGTCTGAGTTTCCATTGTAATAGTCTTCAATAAAGTCAATAACAGCGAAAGTATCAGAACCTTTATTGAATAGCGAGTGACCAAATGAAGAAATGATAGCATCTTCGACCCCGCGATGCCCACGCATAGCAAAATTATGGATTGCAAAAGGTAACCAGAATTCTTCTGAAGCGCCTGTTAGTTGACCATATTTCTTGGCAAGGAGATAATATTGTTCCATCAGAGATGCAGAATTACACATAGGCCAAACTACAGCAGATAGAACAGTTTCAATATAATTAACCAAAGGCCCAAACCCAGATACAGTATTTGTTACCGTAAACACTGGAATACCAGCATTAACTTTTGATCCTTCTGGTAATGCTTTTATCTTGATTGGAAGATATCCAAGATCATGTAGGCCAGATATCATTTTCTGAGCAGCAACACCTTGATTAGTTCCAAGATAGTTCTTGATCCTTCGGGCATATTTTGCCAGAACTTCTTCTTTTGGTTTAGAAAAGAATGAATCATTCCATTGGGTAATCAAGTATTCTTTGATAGCATACTGAAGTCCAACAAAAACCATACGATCAGTTTTTGTTGATGGTAATGTCACTGCATGGGAAAAATCCCTTGGGGTAAAATTGGAACTGATATATTCGGTTCCTTTGTCTAGTTGACTGGGATGCCCCAACTTGTATCCGTCAGTAATGTGTGGTGCGAAAAGTTTCATAATATAGTTTCCTTTGTGTTAAGTTAAATTTCAATAAGTCGATCAGAATAAGATAAGTTTTTATTCATCAGATTATGTACATAGATTTTATCATAGATTTCAAACAAAGCATCAGTTCCTTTACCAAGCAATCCATGGGTCACATACAAGTTTAATGAAGTCATACGGGGCTGGGTGCGTTTGAGCATAGCCCCGCACGCTAAAAACGTCCCCCCAAAATCACAAATATCATCTAAAATGATAGCAGTTCCATCAATTGTATCTTCCAGATCATCATACACAATTCCGCTTTCGGTTCGTGTTTTCGTCAGGGTTACTAAATTTGAAAATGAATTTTCCCAAGTTTTACTTGCCTTTCCATGGGAACCAAGATCAGGGGCAATCAAGTAATCAAATTCTGGTAAATTTTTAGCAATTTGCCACTGTTCAATATTACAAAATTCAATATCGTATGCGTCAAACAATTCCTTGGCTACATCTGAGTGGACATCAGTACATCCTACACTTTTAATACCAATAGAAGCAAGGAGTTTCACAAATACTTTTAACGAAAATGCTTCACCAGAATGACATTTTCGATCTTGTCGAGCATAGGGAAGATATGGCATTTTCAGATGAATATCATATACATATTCCCTTTGTAGAGCATCACATAGATTCATTAGTTGAAGAATATCATCCGATCCTTCAAAATCCATATGGATAATACACCATGGGAATTGAATATCTTCAAGTTTTACCCCAACTTCCCCACCAGGAAATTTCCAAAATTTAGTTGGTGAATTTAATTTAATCATTTTATTCCTTGGTTAACATAAATTGTATCACATATTCGAATTATAGTACAAAATATTTCCGGTTACTTCTTTCCCAACCCAAGATGGTAGTTCAAATTGATCAGTTTCGTTCGTCAGTTCGATTTCAGCAATGACCAAACCTTGATCAGTTCCATGAAATTCATCAACTTCCCACATACAATTTTCCTTAGAAATCACATAGCGGGTCTTTTCAATGACTTTTGAATCGCAAAGTTCCAACATAGCAATACCGTCTGCATATGGAACTTCATATTCAAATTCTGGTCTTGAACAACCTACAGTAAGACCCTTTACGGTAATGTACGCAGTTCTATAGAAACTATCCCATGTTTTACTTCGCTTTACTTCAAGCGTTCGGACCCGAACTGTCCGATTAATATCCCTGCTTAGATATCCTTGCTTGAGTCCAAATACAGCAGATGCTTCTGCTGTATATGAATCATCTGTTACAAGGAATTTACGTTCAATTTCGATACTCATTTATTATCCTTTTCATATTCAATATCAAATCGTTCCCCTGTTACAGAATCAACCCATGCAACATTAACTGGATGAACGATAACAGTAACCCCATCGCTATAAGTAGCCCCAATAGGAGGTTGACCCGGTATTCCAATTAAATCATGATCCAAAAGCATTCTAGCATTCATCCATGATGTTAATTCATCATTATTTTTGATAGTGAGTTTCATGTTTTTATTTCTTTGTACTTTGCAGTTGCATAAACTGCCATTTTCCCGGATTATTCACATCAACCTTAGACCACGCGGGGTGAAATGATATCGTTTCTGCAAGTTCAGGAACATTCTTCAGAATACACGAACGAAGTTTAGCCAATCCATCAACCATTTTTGGGGTCTTGTATTCCCTTGCAATAAGCAACGCTGATGTTGAAATAGTTTGAACCCCAGCAGCCCCAACAGAAGAATATGTTACCTTAGCTGGATTGTATACATTCTTCAGTTTAGCCATTGTTGCATCTGGAAACGACAACAATTTATAAGTCTTATTCAAAGCAGTAATGGTTCCCAATGGTTGACCCCCAACAAGAATTGCTGCTTGGGCAGAACCATTAGCAACAGCAGCCAATGCATCTTCATTCTTAGTAACTTCAACCACATTGAATGGAATTTCAGTCTGAAGACGAATAACTTGGGCAGTAATATAAGAACCCCCCGCAGCAACTACAGTACGCCCCGCAAGGTCATTAACTGTATTGAATTGAACTGGCTTTGCCCCAAATCCCATTGTACCCCCTTCTTTGATTTTTGAATCAACCAAAGATACTACATGAACCTCTTCAGGATGCAAAGCAACCAATGTTTTGATGTTGGAAAAGTCTTCAGTTCGTGCCCTAAAGAAAACAACATCCGTCTGGGAAAAAACTGCATGGGATTCGTTCCCAACAATTCGATCAATGTTTTGAACCGAACCAGTAGAATTCAATTCGATCATTTGTACTTCATTCATGCACACAGAAGATAATTCAGAAAACATTTTGCTATAGGTTCCACTTTTACCCCCAGTAGATACTTTGAGAGATTGGGCAGAAGCAACAGTTGCTACAGCCAGAGCGATAACAGTAAGGATTTTTTTCATGATAAATTTTTAAGTTAGTTAATAGACAAGGATTTAAGGGCAGCATCATTTTGAGATGGGGCAGCAAGAGGAACTGATTGGGGTTTGGTTTCTAATGTCATTACATACAAGAATCCAACAACAAGAATGATGAGGATTGATCCAATGATTCGGGATTTCATATAGTCCTTTGTTTATTAAGATGAGTAATTATATCACGACGTTTGATCGAGTATTGATCGCAACGTCAATATAACCAGTAGTTCTTTGTTGTTCAATCTGCAAGGGTTCATCAACCAAAGCTGATGCAACTTCCATTTGGGCAAATGCGGTTGACATTGATGTAAACACAGAATCCATTGCGGTATCCAGTTTCAGTTTTTCATAAATATCCCCAGTGTCCATCTTAGCAGATTTATTTGCTTCCATTGCAGCTAAAGAAATGCTGTAGTACGCCTGACACTCTTCAAGCTTTGATTCCCCCATAGCAATAGCTTCTTTAGCGTGTTGCAGGGCATCCTTCTTCTGTTCGATCATCTTGGTCATGTTAGCCAACTGAAGGTTGAATTCATTTGCCCTTGCTGGATATTGTAGGGCAAATTTCTTACACTTTTCAGCAAATAGATTTCGGGCAGATACAGCTTTGGTTACATCTTCAGTAAACTGGTTGAATGCTGCTTTCTTTGCAATCAATAGATTCTGAAGGGTTTCAATTGGATTTTCTTTAGCTTCAGAAACAATCCCCTTGACTTTCCAATTTGCAAGTTTCATAGAAACAATAGGGGCAACATTAACTGCAACCAATCCAATAGTACCTGCAATAATAGCCCCAATCATTCCCTGAACTACCATGAAGATGATCGGACTAATGATCAGGGCTGCAAGGGCAATCAATCCAATTTTAAACCATTTGTCGTAGGTATTGCGTTTTTGTTCAATAGTGTTCATGTTTATTTCCTTAAATGTTGTCTTGCCAATTGTCATATTGATCTGATGTTAGTTCATGGTATTCGGCATGATCATATACTCCAATCAATGAAGAAATTAGATCAAACAAATAGAACGGGGTAATAGTTTCTATTTTGCCAGAAAATATTACATCCCCACATTCAGTTTCATATATTGTTAATTCTGTTGTGTTAATTTTGTTGATAACATGAATAACTGAACTCATGATTGTACATCCTTCATAGCTGAATCATAGATTCGTTGATAAGTCGATTTGAATACAGTAGTTACAGTCAACGTGATCAAGTTAATAATATCCCCTGTTACATTTTCAATCATCGAAAACGGCCAAATAAGAATCCACGTAACAAGTTTATCTGTATTCTTTGATGGTAACAAATCTTTCGTATTGCATAATCCAGTTGATAATGAACGACTTTTAATACATTTCTGAACCCAACGTTTGTATCGCCAAAATGACCAAAGTAAACCAACAACAAAATAACCAACTGACCAGAACAAAATTGCTAGAGGGGAAAGATTGAACATAGAATAAGCAATGAATGCTGATCCAAGACCAATAAAGATTGATAATGTATGCCATTCATTATGTTCAAGCATGATACCAAGAAAAATCAAGATACCCAAAGCATACCAGTTCAGTAAGTAACCAACAAAAATACCAGATAGAAATTCCATTTTAGTTTCCTTTAAAAATTAACGATAAATAGGGGTTTTGTACCAAGTATTTCTAACTGGACTAATTGTAGCACAACGATCATTTAGCATGTTATCAAGTTCATCACCATTAACATAACCAACAATTTCTTTTTCTTGTTCCAATTGCTTCTTTGTCTGTAACCATCGATCAGCCCAAGCAATAGAAGACTTTGATTCTTTATCATAAGCGTTTAAGATATGATCATAGCGTTCAGATAAAGCATTTAATTCTTGTTGTAGTTGTTCATTATATTTTACCATCTGATCATGACGAAATTTTTCAGAAGCAAGTTCTTCTTTCAAAGTTTTTACTTCTTCCTTGAGAAGTTCTTCTTTCTTTCGTGTATCCAACCAACAATCAGCCCAAGCATCAAGGTCGTCTTTAAGTCTCTTGATTTTAGCATCAGTATCATTAATATGTTCGATGTTACATGAGTTAACCATAAAGATTCCCCCGTCATTAGATTTCATCTTGTAATTATTGGGTTGCATAGATTCTTGTACAAGAATCCCGTCTATACCATAGAAACAGGATGCTACATCAGATATTTTAACTTTATCTCCAATTTTGAATTTAGACATTTTATTTTCCAAGGGTAAACATAAACTGAAGAATTTCCATAGCAATTGCATCATCTTTATTCTTCAGAGCTTTCAATGCAACATTCCGAAGATCATCAGCGTAATCAGATTCAGGAACAATTTCGTCAACCTTGCAACCACATTCGGTCAATGTGTACATATGATCCTTAACTTCCCAAGAATCCATATCAACAGAAATAATAGTAGATTCTGATTCAGACATATCCTTTGCTTCTTTCAAGCCAAGACCAGTCAAGATGCGAATTGCCTTGATGGTTGGAACTTTGGAATAATTTTCATATTCTTTTGGGAAGGCGATTTTAAATTTAGTCATTTTGAATTCCTTTGTTGATGACTTGAGGTTCAAGTCTTGTTAAGATAAGTAATTATAACACGGATTTTTGCATGGGACAATCAGAATCGCCATATTTGCAAGAATCTTCATATTCATCTTGAAAGCAATGTGCAGCATGTACGCCAATGTCTTCATGGTGATCAATTGCCCATTTCACTCCAAGCCTAAAGCAATCAGATAATTGACTTGGATGACCAATAGGAAGATGATGTTTTTCTAAACCCATCCGTTCAAGATCACTCAGGGGAATTTTATGCATGCTCATAATGTAAAAAGATTAGTTTGTTCAATAAATGCCATACCAATCATTTCTGCAGCATCAGATTCGCCAACGGTATACTTAATAAGTTTCAAGTCGTCAATCATTGTAGCAGTAAGTTCAAATGTTACTGTATAGATTGGTTCATATGTAGCAGGATTGATCTTTGATTCGATTTCGATTAGATTCATTCATTATATCCCCGTGCTTTCTTGTATTCATCCAGTTCTTTTTGAAGTCGTTCAATACAAGATTCCCGATCAGAAATTTCCTTGTAAAGATCAAAAACATAGTTCTGCATAGAAACAATAGAATTAACAAGTTGAGGAGGAACTTTAAAATAATATTCAGACCCATCTTCAGCATACTTACCATGAATGGTAGCTGTATTAATAGATGAAGAAGTCCATTTGTAGGCAAGTAAAGGTGCAAATGATTTCATGATGTTAAACTTTCAATTCCAATTCCAGCGGTATTCCTATTTCCATACATCCCACATCCATCAAGCACAAAACTTGTTCCTGAAATTTTCACGACTTCCCTTGGATTTTGTGTTGTCATTTTTGATGCATCAAATCGTGAATCTAGAACACGCCCTCCATATTGGGCAGAAATATTGGCATATCCGTTTACTACAACATCAGAAACAGTAGATTTTTGACCAAGAATAAAGATTGTTGGGTTGTCTAATGTTTCCCCTGAAAATTTCTTAAAATCAGGAACTCTAACAATGAAGAAATCCCCTTTATCTTCAATCCAATCAGAATATGATTCTTGAAACGTAAAGATAGGTTCCACATAAGTTGCAATAGCAGCAGTTCCTAGAATAGCAGAAAGGACTTTAAGAAATCCTCGACGTTCAACTTTTAACATGATTTACTTTCATATACTGCATTCATGGCAATTTCAATCTTGGCAGTGATTCCATCAATTGTACCAGAAAACATTTCGGAAATTTCTTCTTCAGTCTTGGATGGGAATGTATCTTCAAGCAGTTCTTTGGCTGCATCAAGTTTCCAGATGGCATTCTGAAGATTAGAAATTAGTTCTTTCTTGGTCATGATTTGATCCCTAATACAGCTTGAATTTCTGATTGTTTTGCTTCTGCCCCAAGTTTGAATGCTTTGTTCAGAAGATATGCCACTTCCCCTGCCTCCATTGGAAACTGTCGTTCACTCACATAAACATTAGTCCAGTAATCTTTTCCTGAACCAACAAAAAGCAAATCCCTATCTTCTGAAACTTTCCAGATTGTATTCATTTTTGACATTTAGTTTCCTTTACAAATTTCAGATGCAAGTTTACCATCATAAAGACCAGCATATGAAGTTTTTAGTTCCTTCATGATCAACCCAACATTTCCTGAATGAACTTCTTTAAGTTTGGTGATTATAACACGAAGATCAGCTTCAGAAAGTTGTTTAGGAAGATATGATTCGAGAATTTGTTTTTCGATAGTACATTTAGCTTTATCAGTTGGTTCTTTTACAACTGATAAAGTCATATCAATGTTCTTGATGAACTTTTTGATCATAGCAATGACTTCATCATCAGTAACAGTTCGATTAGCATTCTTACCGACCATTTCTGATTCCCCAATAAGGGTTGTAAGCAATGCAGTTACAACAGAAGCATGTGTTTTTCTAGCAGCAAGTTGTTGTTCTTTGATTTTAGAGATTAGGTTCATGATTTAAATAGCCTACGCTTCATTAGTTTAGTTTATAAGGGCTTGGTAAGGATAGATGCATCAGAAGTCAACCAAGACGATTCTGATGCATTCTGGATACCTTTTAAGCGGTCAAAGCAAGCATATCAGAATATGCTTCGTTTTTCAGTTTGTCCCAATTTCCGAAATTGGAATCCCAGAATTTTTTGGAAGGGTCTTGTTTTGCACGGGGACCATGGGTGAACATGGAAGTAACCGAATTCAAAACACCCCAAGCAGTGTTTCCTGCCATATCAGCCCCATCTCCATTCCGAAGAAGCTGCATTAATTTTTCTACCCTATTGTACGCTTGTGTTGATTGATCAGTAGCAGAAAGATCAGGATTGAAAATCTTAGTTTCAAAATATTTCTTGGCGAAATCCGTAGTAACTTCAACTTCAGCCATTTTCTTGATGTTGTTTGAGAAATTTTCCCAACTCTGATCAATTAAACCCAAATCCAATTTGAAAGACCGTGGATCGAAGGGGGAAGCGTGGGTTTTACGAACAGTAGGTTTGTTCTTTTCTGCAAGGGCTACTGACAAAGTATTCTGACATATCGACCTTTGAGAAACGAGCTTTCCAACGGTCGCTGATGATGAATCACAGGATGTAACCAACAAAAGTTGTCCGTTAATGGTATCACCCTTAGTTGCTTCAAATGTCTTGCCAACTTCAGCAGTTGCCCAAAAGCGGCGACCATTAAAAATTGACCCTGCTGCTGATAATTTGAACCCATGAAGTTCAGTCAAATCACGAAAGAATTCCAAAACTTCACCGGGTTGAACGACATGATAGTCAGAACCAACAATCGACAAAGCAGCTTTTGTATCAGAACGGAACAAAGCTTTCTTGTCTGGGAATGTGTGTTCGCCATTCATGGATTGATATGTAAGCATAGACTCAAGAATACACCAGTCAAGGCCAGATTCACGAACCCAAGTTTCGATTGATGCGCCTTCTTCAAGTTGGCTCCCGAGGCGGTGCCAAATTTTTTTAGAATCCCCAGTGTATGCAAATTCTACCTTACCCGATTCGCGGATTGTAAGTTCATGACTCATGATAAATTTCCTTTGAAGTTAAGATTTTAAAACACTGAATTTCGTTCAGTGAATGAATTGTATCACAACTTTTAGAACTTTTGGAAATTTTTTGAGGAAAGAACGAAGTTTGCGTAAATAGATGGTTAGATTGAAATTTCCCATTTCAATCAACACAGTAACGGAGAACCGTGCTGTCCCAAACTATTTAACGCGAGAACCTCATGAAAGTTAAAAATTCATACAAGCAATCAAATCTTCCCTTTGTCCCATATGTCTACTACATCAAACATCTTCCAACCGGAATTTGGTACATCGGATCAAAATACGCTAAGTCAGCGCACCCTTCAACATTCCTAAAAACTTACTTCACCAGTTCTAAGCTGATTCAATCGTTGCTATCGGATTCAGAAATGTGCGATGTAGAATACAGAATTCTAAAAACATTTGATAGTATAGAAGATACTGTATTATATGAACAGCGATTATTAGTAAAGACTAAATCGGTATCTAATCCTATGTCGGCTAATCTTGACAATAATCAGCAAGCCAATAAAACTATTCAGTGCAACTTCAAGACAAAACGAATATCCAATTTGGAAACTAAGAAATGTATTGTAGTAAAGTTTGATATGCCTGTTCCTGATGGATGGTATGAAGGAAATATCAATAAACCAAATAGATCACCCAAATGGTTTTTGTGGTGGCACAATCCTATCACGTTAGAATCAACTATGCTACCATCTATCGTTCTACCCCCTGCTGATTGGATTTGGGGTAGACCAAAAGCACATGCACCAAAAAATCAATTTGGTAAGCGGATATGGATTACTAATGGTATAGATTCAAAACAAATATTAAAGACTGAATCAATCCCTGTTGGATGGGAAAATGGAATGACACAATCAATTGAAACAAAAGATACCCAAAGATTAGCAAATGAAAAAACGATAGGGTGTTTTTACGTCAATGATGGAATCACTACAAAACGATTGAATAAGGATGACGTTATTCCTGATGGTTGGAAACGAGGGAATTTGAGTATCAAAAATCATTTATCTAAAATAAAAAAGGATAAACCAAACAAAGAACCTATTCTTGATGTATGTCCAATATGTCAAAATATTATCGATAATACGCATAAAAACATCAGATCGTTAACATGTTCGCATTCATGTGCGGCTAAACTGAGAAATCGCAATAGGCGCAAATTACTGCTTACTCAATCGAATCCACTACCTTGAATTCTTTCAAACTGGCTTAACCAGCAACGGCAATTTCAAGAATGCTTCCCCCGAAACACTCCGAACGATTTCATACGTCAGTTCATCACATGCAAATTTGTACATTGCCCTTGTTGGGGATGCGATATTTCCATGAGGATCACGAAACGCATATACCGAAGCATACCACATAGTTTTAACTTCATTTTTGAATGCAACTACGTGTTGATTGTGTAGTTTTGTCATTTTGATTTCCTTTGTGTTTAAGAAGACTGAATTATACAGCAGAAATCGCGTTTTCATAAAGATGAAAATGTTCTTTCATGAAGAAAACTGTTCCCATATCAGGGCTACTAAGAAACTTAGCTTGTTTGACCAGACCAAGTTCAACCAGTTTGTCAACATGACGAAGATAATTCGCAGGAACACAAGATTTGAATGTATAACCATTGTTAGCCAGTTTCAAGAATGAATAGACTTCAGACCGTGATGTAGCTTTACCAGTAGATTCCATTTTGCTTCCTTTGTGCTTAGAAGCTTCTATTCTAACATGGATTTTCTTTGTTCCAAGGCTTTCTTCAATTCTTTTTCGACATCAAAATTTTCGGCAATTTCCCGATCTTCATCAGTTGGGAATTTTTTAACTGTGATGTCAACCCCAAATAATGCATTAGTAATAATTAGGGCTTCATCAACACATGGGTATAAAGGATATCGTTTCATTTTAACGTGATCACTTCATCAACATCATAATTCACATCATGATCAAATACAGTCTTCAGAACTGCTACCCGATTCGTTTTACCGTAAAAGTATCTTGACTCAATAGAACAACAGATAACCAATCCCCGAAAGTTAATTCTGTAGTTTCTGCTTGTATAAGTAATCTTATCAAAAACTTCAGTAACAAAATATTTGTATGCGCAGAACACAAAAGGAACATCTTTATGAAGATCACGTTCAGCCATTCTTTGAATTGCATGATCAGTAATATAAGCATCATCCCGATCAAGTCTGGATTGCTTCAGTTTGGAAAATTCATTTCGGATTTTTGACACCCGAACCCGATAAGGGATAGTTTTGGTGATGTCCATGATTACAGATGTGTATCCAAACCAGTTTGTTCAGTGAATACGGATTGAAGTTGATCGAAATAAACATTGTCGGATTGTCCAACAAGTTTACAAGAAAGATTCCTATAGTTGTAAAACTGAATCATATATGTATCAGAAGTCATCAATGTGATCTGAATCTTGTTTGCTTTGTTCTTTGCACCTCTTGGAATGTCAAACTGAAGCATATTAGAGCCAGAACAGAAATTCTTAGCGCCCGTCATTGCAACAAATTTGTTAGACCCAAGTTGTTCGAAGATGGTAGCAGTGATGGTGTTCATTTGATATCCTTTGTGATTTGGAAGTCTAAATTATAACATCAAAAATAGATTTCACAAAGATTATTCCAAGATTCAGTTGCTTTTCCTAAAATTGAATGAAATATATTTTCATGAACATAAATCGTCTGATGTACCTTGTCATGTTCTCTGATGATCTTCAAAGGAATCCAGAGATAATTTCCTTTGTATTTTATGGTCATAAAGACTTCATCTTCAAACAAGTATTCATCATACCTGATATAAGTATAATACTTGCTTGGCTTCACTGAAGTTTTGATGGTAATGAATATTCAAGTATTCCTGTATATGTGAGAATATGAAGTTCGCTTTCCCATATGTATTTTATTGTATATCCCATTTTATATAATGTTGCCAATCGTAGATTTGTTTCATCAAACAAAACACTGAATAATTTTTTGCTTCTCCCATTACATTTAGTCACATTATTAACCCATAATCTTGGATGCCCATGCCAATAATCACCAAAATATTCATAAATTGTGTTAGTATTTTTATTATACCCATCAACTTTATATTTTCCAAGTTCATGATAAATTATTTTTTGAGTATCTAATATACCTAAAGATTCGATCCATTCAGTTTCTTTTTTCGATTTGTTTGTATTTGCACAAGCTGGACACCCATGTTTAGCCTTGGTATGTTCATATATAATTTGTCTGCTTTTTCCATGTAAAGGACATATTACAGTTACCTTGCCCTTTTTGCCAGTAAAGTCATCCCATTCATATGTATATTTTGCACCATGTTTATTATCAAATAAAGTTTGAATGTCTGATATTGACATCGCACGCTTAATATTAGCTAATGCTCTACGATTTATGCCATCATTCCTTTTCTTGTTAATGATTTCATCACGTTCAATCTTTTCTGTCAATCTGACTTCTTTTTCACATAATTGACACCCAACCCCTTTCATATGGGAATGCATAAAAATAGTGAATATACCATGTATTGTGCAATGAACATTTACCTTTCTACTTATATTTGATTCCGTATATTCATATCTATCACCATGAATACTTCTATATTCGTTAATGCGCTGGGAAAACGGAATTTTTACTAATTTTGCCTGCTTAATATTTGATGCGTTTCTTGCGTCAATTCCACATGATGGGCATAGATATCTCTTGTGTTTCAGTCCAAACAGTAATGACGTAAAAACACCATGTTTATCACATGTTGATCCTATCATATCTGGGCCATTACCATTATCAAGTAATGTGATGTTAGCATCGAACTTTGTTTCTACTTCCAATATGTTTTCTTGTGTAGTTTTCTTTCGTCTCATTATTCTCCTTATTTATTAGTCGTTCCTTTAAGCGTCTACTAAGTCTCCATCAATCAGTTCTTTGTTGTCTTCAAAATCTTCTTGTTCATCTCCGCGAATTGGGAATAGCCAAGAATCCATGATGACTGCCTGAAGGCTTGAACCAAACTGAGTTTCTAAGCCAGAATTACATTCGATAATCCAATGGTCATCCGAATCAAAGGCAAGAAATGTTTCCCCATTCCAGACATAAGGTTGAGCCCGTTCATAATACCCAAGATAAGTCTTTACTGTTACTACTTTATCTATGTTTTTTGGTCTTAATGCCTTCTTTACAAAAGCGATATCATCCTTTTTACATATAGTCATATTTGTATTTATTAAAACGAAATGCCCCTTTTAAAAGGGGTATTCGGAATATTACAGCTTCGTCAATTCGGCTTCCAAAGCTTCAACAGACATATTTTGTAAAGAATCTGATTTCTTTTGAGCCAACACCCCAAGAATCTGTTGTTTTCGGGCTGCTTTATCACGTTCAACATTTTTTGCATCTCGGTCTGCAATTTTTGATGCGATGATATGTTTCACTACCTCAAATTTCAATTCCAGTTGATCATTTGATGATTTAGTATCGATGAATGAATCATCGGCTTCCCGAAGTTCCTTACGGAGACTTTTTGCAATCGTATCCAATTGGGTAAGTTGCAGACCCCACAAATCTTCAGTTGAGATAAGACCATTTGTTGCCTTGAAGCGAAGGGCTGATTTTGTTGCTTGTTCAAAAATTGACATTTTATTTCCTTTAGATGTTTACTTTAATTACTGAATTGTTAACCCGAACGATCACTTGACTTTTTTGGGTCAAGGAAAATCCGATTCCTGTTAGTTGTTGTTCCGATTCTTCTACCATCAACTTACTACCAAGAATTTCAAATACCTTTCGATGCTCCTGAAGCGATGGTTTCAGGTATTCATTGAAGAAAGGTCGCAATGTATTTTCTACCTTAGCTTTATCAATGATAAAGAATACATGTTTGTTTCCAATACTGTTGGTCCAATGGTTCGGGGAATACATCATCATCGTAACAGGTTGGAACCGATTCGTCAAAACTTTATTAACTTCTTTTTGAGTCAGGGATTCAGAAAGTGATGTTTTAAAATTGGTGATCCCATCTTTTTTCGTATAGTTAAATGTTGCCACAGCTTCATTACCTACTGCTGGTTTTGGATGGGCTAATGTATGGACATTACCTTGACATTCAATTTCAACGTTAAATCCAAGATCAACATTTTCCCGTTTGGAATAGTTGTTCACCCGAACGGTGTAATTTCCTTCAATGATCTTTGATTTGCCCTTGAAAATAATGTTTTCCACAGGCAAACGCGAAGTGCACCCATGCCCAACATTCATATCAACATCCAGAAATCCATCAGAATAATTGGAACGTTTTGAGGTGAAGCAAATAGTATTACCGTTTGGTTCAGTCACATACAAGTCAAGGTCATCATCATTGAACCATTCCAAGCTAACCCGCAATTCCCCTTCAACCGCGCCCCCTGCCTTCTTGACCTTTTCTTTGATCACATCAGTCATATTGTTTTGATAAGTCCATGAAATAGGATTATCCCATGCCAACATATTTTGGGATGTTGAATGTTCGGGCGCAATCAAACTCATGAAGGCACTGTTGTTTTCCAACAACAATTCCATCTTCGTAGCAGTTGGTAGGATATCTTTAATGAAATCATCCAAAGATATTTCTTTTGAACGGGCAAAAGACTTCATGTTTACAGGAACTTCAGACTTCATTGAGTCAAACACGGAAATATCCTTTGAATCCCGACTAACATATAGCAAATTTGATACAAGAATATCATCTTTGTTTGCATGACGACGATGCAGGGACATTTCAATACCCAATTCAACAATTGTTTCTTGGGCTTGTTTGATCATCTTTTCAGTAACCAAAGCAGTTGGACGTTTGTAGTTAGCAGGTGCTACCATTGATTCAAATGATCGAACAGCTTTTTCCAATTCTTTGCCTTCAGACAAATCAACCAGCAATGTTCCGATAGCAGTATTGCGAACCCGACCCCCTTCTTTGAAGTTAGCCCAAACATACAAATCTTTATTTTTTGATTTCTTATGGGATTTCTGGTGTTTCAAGAATGTTTGCAGCATTGATTCAGATTCTTTTCCCCGATACAATGCATTCTGAGCAATCAAATCAAGTACAGTTTCAGTCGATTCAGTAGAAATGGTTTCCAATGAACGTTTGAATACATCACGGGTAGCCCTGAATTCGCCTTGGATCGTGTCCAGCGACTTAGCAGACTTAATCACCTTACCCTTTGGTAAAACGGTATAGAAGTGATCCCAACGGATTATTTCCCCATTTTCAAGTTTCTGATGATTGAAATCAGTCCCCAATTTTTGCACATCAGACAAAAATACGCCTGATATTTGCTTAGACTTGATCAGTTCCCGCAATGCTTTTGGAACCTTATCATATGGGGCAATAGTTTCAAAATCCCATAGGGTTTGAAGCGAACCATCTTTGATCCCAACGATACCCCCATAGTTATTCAAGTAATGACGGCAACAATTACACACATGTTCAGCCCGTTCATTTTCCGGCAACGCAGCAATGTAAGCATTGAACAGTTCATTCTTTTCAAGACTTACGACAAACATTTCCCCCGAAGCCAATTCATTGAATCGGGCATCTACCTTTGATTTCAGCGATTTAAACATAATATACCTTTTAAAAATAAGACTAACGAAAAATTATTTCAAATTTTGTCAATTTGAATTTGCAGACCTTCCCAAGTACCACACACCCCAACTGCACATTGATCAGCAATACCAGAACCAGAACGAATATGTTCCAATGCTTCCAATGCTTTTTGAGTAGCTGCATTGAACTTGGTTGATGTTCCAAGTCCTGAACGAATAGCATTTGCAGTCGCAAACATACTGATGTTACCAGATTGAACTATGAACTTGGTTGTTTTGGGAAATCGTTTGATGGTTGTCATTTTAAAGTTCCTTTGAGGAGAAACCGAAATATTTCGGTTTCATTTGGATGAATGAATTATAACCTTAAAATTCTGGATTTTCAGCAAGAACAGAATAAATATCGTCTTTTTGTTTTTGACTCAGATCGTCAAATGCTTTTGTAGTCTTTTCGAGACATACTTTGCAACATCGACGATACTTATGACCAATAAATTCAGACCCACAGATTGGGCAAATATGAAAATACTGTCCGTTATTTTGTTCAAAGTCTTCGGGATAATCGTGTTTCATCAGATGATATTCCAATCAACAACAGTATCAAATCGGAATGCCCTCCATTGACGGACCATGTGATCGTATACACACGCTACCCCCGGTTGATTTAGATCAGGATTCAAACGTCCATCTTGTTGTTCCAAAGGAACGAACGCAAGATTTGATGTGCAATCCATCGTTCGATAACTTCCTTTCTTTGTCCTGAATACAACAGAAACAGTTTTGTTTTCATTCAGGGCATTTTGTAGATCATTCTTCATTTTGTTCTTTCAGGATTGTTTTAATAATAGTTTCATCAAACGGAAACGTAACAGTATTGGTCTTGTGATAATCCACTATCTTGATTGTCTTTTTGATGCCTTCATCCACCACAAACATATCCACATCATCCCCAGCAGGAATGAATGCTCCATTAGATGCAACATAAGACTTCAGAATACCAGATTTAAAATTTACGATGTTTTTCATAGGTTTCCTTTGTTAAAAATTGTCAAGTTCGTTCATAAGCAATCGTATTCGATTTTCTGAAAAATATTTAAGCATCGACATTTTATTACCGACTGGTTCAATATTGTAAGCATCAATTGTATCATTGATTATGAATGAAGGGATAGCATTGAAGTTAACTAAACGGTTATTTTCGATGATTCTTTTCTTAATGATTGGATCATCAGTTCCTTCAAGAAGATTTTTAGCCTCAAGAAAGGGAAGCATCTTTTTTTCAGTTGCTGCTTTCTGTCTTGTCTTGGTATAGAATGAATCATTTGGGGAAAAAACGTTGGGAATAAAATCCGCCGCGTCACCAGTTAAGATCAATCGTCGCAAATATTCTTTAACGGAACAATCCAACTTAGCATACATCCTTTTTCTTGGACTATACTGCTTTACGTGACCCAAAGACATTAACTGAGACATATCTTTATCATTAGATACAATCAGACATTTTTCTGGTTCAGAAAACAATCCTTCTTGAACAGCAAATTGGGGAATAATATCCCTAACAACAATCGCCATTAGATCATCAGCTTCTGCTTTGGGAACCATCAGAACCTTATATGGAAAATGTTCTTTCAGGGCAATCTTAGTGATATTCAGATACTTATAAATCAATTCCCATGGAAGATCAGATTTTTCTTTAGCGGCATCCCTTCCAATTTTATAATATGGAAAGACTTCAGTTCGCCAATAGGGGGACGAATCAGTACAGACAATCACTTCCCCATATTCCTTAGAAAACTTCTTCTTGATATTCAAAATGGATGAAATGATAACTGTTGGAATGAATGTCTTTAGGTGTTCTTCCCCCATCTTCAAATCTTCAACACAAGCGGTTACAGCAGCAATCCCAACCCCAGAATAATCAACCACAATAGCCATTATGAAGCATCTTTCAATTGTTTCAGGGTACTATTTAGTTCTTTGTAAAGAATGCCGGTTCCCTTTGCTGCATTCCAGCGATTGATATTACCAGAATGATCATCAATCAGAACATAATCATGTTTATTAAAGTTTCCGATATATTCTTGTTTCTTTTTACTTTTGGTGACAATCGTTCGATTAGCTTGATCTTTTCCAAAGTGTTTTTCTACCCATGATTTCTTTTGGGTTGTACACATTCTGTGCATAGTGGTTTCCCCATAGATTTCAGGGGAAGCAGTAAGAATGAATGGTTTATCACAGAATTCAAGACTTTTTTGATAAAGTTCTTTCGCGTGTTCCATTAGAGGAAGATCAATCCAAAAAGTTGGATGATTGATGAAAATATTGATCCAAAGGGCATCAACTTCAGTCTGACCTTGTTTGTTTCGAAGGATGGGAAAATGGTAGTTCAGTTGATCTTCTAACCCCTTTTCAAGATCAACAAGAACCCCATCTAAGTCTAAAAATAATTTCATGCTTTGTCCTTTGCGTTGTTTAAATATACGATAACTATTATATCAGAAACATGAACATTTTCGAAGCATACCAGCAAATTTCTTCTAATCAATTGGAAGAGGGTAAGATTGCAAATACTATTATTGGAACTGCTTTAGTAGCATCAAGTATGATGACTAATGTTCCATCTTCTCAAGAAATGAGAACATCAAGAGGGGCAGTTACCCTTGATCCAGCAATTACCCAAAGTTATGTATCAAAAATTACTGACAAGTATAAAGCAATAACTAAAGACAAAGCTTCAGAAATCGTATCAGCAGTGGTGAAACATGCTAAACTTGATTTTCCCCAACAACATCATCTATTGGGCTTAATTGGAACAGAAAGTTCATTTAATGAAAATGCTCGAAGTGGGAAACTAAAACATGATGTTGCTAAAGGATTGACCCAAATTCGACCGGGTATTTGGAATATACCCCATGCTGAACTTTCAACTGTTGAAGGTCAAGTCAAGCATGGGGCAGATATTCTTCATTCGTATTACAAGAAACTTGGATCAAAAGATGCTGCTATCCAAGCCTACAATCTAGGAATAACCAACTTTAAAAAAGGAAAAACTAATATCGATTATTTAAATAAAGTTAAAACAGAATCTGCCTTGTTCAAGTTTAAACCAGATTAAGAAGTTTTCCGAACTGTTACTTTCTTAATCTTATAACCAGCAGCTTCTACTTTAATCCAACCATCTGCAATTTTACGGGCTTCTTCGGGGGTAGATGCCTTGATAGAAAAAGACATTGAAAAAGTTCCCTTCAGATCATAATTGACGCTAAACATTTGAATTCCTTATTTGTTGCTGATAAGGAATTATAGCACAACTAATCTTGAGTCTTAACCAAAATTTCAACCATATGTTCAAAATCTGAATTTTGACCAAGTTCTTCTGTGTATGTCTGACGATGATATGCCTTAGCAAATCGATTCAGAAGACGTTTAGGAATCTTGAACTTATCAACCAGTTCAGAAATTGCTTCCTTCACAAAAGTTTGTTCTCCTTCCATTCGAGATTTTGCATGGGAAATTTCTTGCATTGCATCCATAATGATCTTTCGATCTGCTTCAGATGAAGGCATAATGAAACCAAAACCTTGATCTTCGTTTGAATCATCAAAATTCAATTCTTTTTCTGACATAATATTTTCTTTCTTTCGGTAATCAATTAAAAAAATTTGAAGATTTTACCAGTTACTTCAAAATCACATGAACCCAAATTTTGACCTATTGTTTGATGGAACTACATTGTTCTTTGCCGCAAAAATTTCTGACAAAGTAAATGAAGAACCATTCCCAAGTTCATGATCAAACTTATTGGCAACAACTTTTGCTTCATCCCTATCTAAAGGGCGAAATGAAAGAATATCAAATGCTCGTCCAGCCCTTGTAATGGCATCATCCATTTCAACATGAGATGAAAGATTTGTTGAAAAGATCAGTTTCTTTCCCTGAACTGAAATCAATCCATCACCAGTATTCAATAACAGAGACATCATAGAATTTCCATCTGACCTTGGAAGCAATAATAGATCAGCATCTTCCATGACCAAAAATGATTCTTTTGACTGGAAGAAGTCCACATAGAATGCATCTTGTTTCAAAATTTCTGGATGATATGTCAACGCAGCAGATTTCTTAGTATGAGCTAATAGACCTCGAATAAAAGTTGTTTTGCCAGTTCCAGGAGGCCCAATTAAAATAAGAATATTTGAACGAGATTTCATGAACCGATCATAATATGATGTCAGTGATTCATTCATGAATGGATACATTTCATCACAAGGAAGATTGGTGAAATCCAAAGGAATAGTAATCGATTCAAGATACTGAGGATCATAAATCCATTTGATATAGCATGGATTAACGGTAAACTTTTTCTTAATTTCTTCTTCTAATGCTTTTACAGACTCAGGAATACCAATTGCTTTAACCCGAAGATTCCATTTCTTATTTTCAAACTCAAACATGAGTTTACCATCATCTGATTCATACACAAAATCAGATTTAGAAATAGAAGTCTTCTGGAATCCTTTATTCAGAACCCAAGTATCAAAAGTTTTTGCATCAATCGTGATTTCAACTTGCATTGAAATAATTGAATGTTTCTTTTCCCTATGATCCTGAACAAATTTTGCTTTCACATATTCAATATAGTCATCATTCGCATAAGCAAATGAGGAAGATACCAACTTTGGTTGTTCTTTAATCTTTTTCCACGTTTTAAATGCCATAATGTATTTTCTTTGGTTAAGCTAAAACTGAATCTAAGTAGCGATTGTAACTCACTTCTTGATTCTTTACAACTGTTCTTGTTGGTAAAACAGTTGTATTGTTGTTCACTGTGTTGTTTGTTGGGGCAATTGTAACACTTTCTTTAGCTTTTTTATTTTCGGTTTCTAAAATTTCTTTTTGTTTTTGTTCGATTTCGTCTGCTTTGGGTTCAACAGACTTGCTAAAGATTGTTTCCCGATTATCCCATAAACCAACCCCAGTTCCAATTGCGCCCCCAACAGCAGCCCCAATTCCAGTTCCAATCCCAGGAACAACACTACCAAGGGTAGCCCCTAAAGATGCGCCCCCAACAGCATTGGATAGCACCGATGTTGCAGCAGCAGATTTTTCGTGTCCTGCTTCTTTTAGTTGTTCCGATCCATAATCTAATGCTGCCCCCCCAAGAATTCCTCCAATTGAAAGTTTTCCGACCCCAATCCCCTTAACTAAATTCTTCCCTTTAGATAATACTCCCTTTGTTGTTGCCCACAGACCAGCAGCCCCTAAAGCATTTTCAACCATAGAATTACCCTCTGATTTTGGGGCAGGAGATTCAGCTTCATCTAACAAAGAAGAAGCATTTGTAGTATTGGGTTTAATGGAGCCAATAAATTCAGCCTTTCTTTTTGATTCAAGATCAGATTCTTGGGTACTCAATGGCCCTGACATAGATTTTAACGTAGCAGCCATTTCTGTCAAACGTTTTAGAATATCAGATAAGAATTGTGTTGATTTTGTTGGTTTTTTATCATTTTCTAAATCATTCATCGACTCATTCATTACTTCCATAGAAACGAATGATGTTGGTTTGATATCAGATATTGGTGTATCTGCTTTAGTGACTTCAGGGGTTACAGATGCTTCATTCTGAATGATTTCTGAACTTGGGGTAGTCACATTGAATGAATTTGGAATTTCGTTTGTTGTTATTTCCCCAATTGTTGGTAATGGATCAGTATCATCTGCTTTTGAATGTTCTAATGCGCCTGAGAATATTTCGGTCATTAGCTCAATCAACGTATCAAACTTTTTTGATTGTTCCCCCATAATGTTTGAAACTGAAATCAAGTCAGCATCAAGTTTATTATTGGATGACATTGAATTTTCCAATAATTTTAGGGATGTGTCTTTCTGAAGGGTAAGAAGTTCAGTATGCCCTTTCAGAATTTCTACAATTGGGTCTTCCTTTACTTCTTCTGGTGTTTCAAAGAATTTATCCAAAGCACTTTCTACCCCATCAATCAAAGCTGATGTTGAACGGGTCATGAAGTTATTACCAAACGCTTCAAAGATTGAACTTTGTACATTGGTTTTAAGATTTGTAATATTGCCAAGTTTGGCTTCAATGCCTTTCAACGTGTCAATCATCACTTTATTTGCATTGTTAGTATTCGCCAATGCGTTAGCATTGATACCATCCCTATTTGGTTGGTTGATCCCTAAATTTGGGGTAACTGAGGGGGAACCAGCATTTGTATTAGGTAACACCATTTTGTTGCTTCTTCTTTTCTAATTCTTCTAAAATTAATGCAACATAAACTTCCCTTTCAAAAGGAATCATTTCTTCAATGGATTCCAAAGACATACTGTAATTTAAGATCAGTTTCATGTTGAGCCGATAATATTGTTCAATGCTTTCATGGATTATCAATAAATCGAAAAAAGTTATGCAGACCCTCCACGAGTCTGCTGTTTTTATGATTACATTTAGAACACGTATAGTCAATACGATGGGAAATATCAGGAATATCCTTTACAAAGGATTCGATCTTCTTGATCTGAATATCATTCAAGTCTTCAATCCAAGTTTTAAAATCTTCTTCTGAATAATCTTGTTTTGTATAAACAGAATCTTCATCATAGATATGTTCGATAATATTGTAGAGCATAGCGATTGCTTTATCTGCCCCCTGAAATTTATCCAGTTTGATTGTATCTTCAACTGTTGGTAATCTAAATTTGATACCAACTTTATCCGTTAGTTTGATGATCGGATCAATCTTAGGATTGTCAATCTTGATACCTTCAAGATTCAATTCGATCAGATTGTCAGTTTTGCATTCGGTACACTTCAGATTGAACCGAACATCAGCCCCAACAGAACAGATTCTAAGTTGAATGAAGAAGTATGCCAAATCTGCGGTTGGAATTTTAGAAAAATCTAATGTTCCGTTTGTACATGTATCAATAACACTTTTTAGGGTATCATTAACAGTTTCCATATCATTAGATTGTTGAGCAAGAAGCAATGCTTTCTGTTCCCGAATAACAAAAGGACGATACTTAACTTTGATTCCTGAAATTGGAAGTACAATAGATAATGTTGGGGATGAAACTGATGGTAAGGACTTTTTCTGCATAATTAGTGTTGATTGATTTTCTTGATGATGTCTTGTAGTTCTGATGTAGTTCCAACAAAGACCGCATTGTTATTTATAGTTGTATTACCTTCAGAAACTTCTTTCCCCTTGGGGGCTTTGATCCTTGCCATTTTTTCATGAACATCCATTAACTTTGTTGCGATGTCAGCAATCGTCCCTAACATATTGTTCATAATTTCAAATGCCCTTGGGGATTCTTCAGCAATAGCAATACGTTTCAATTCATCAAATGATTCTTCCCCTTTTTTAAGAAGGGAATACATAGTATCCCGAACAGCAGCAGCATCGGCAGTTGCAGTATTATCTTCTGGTTTTTCAGTTGTCACAACTGGAACCAAAGCAGAAGATTCTATTACATTATCCACATCAAATGTATTTGACAAAGAAGTATAGATTCTGTTCGGTTTGACATCATAAATATTGTCGCTCATTTGATAATCTTTCCAACTACATTCTGTAGTTTTTCAATAGTAGCCCCAAGAACAGATGATACTAATGCTTGTTTTGTAGAACCAGTTCTGACAAACTTAATAATATCCCAAAGTTGACGCACTCCAGTTTTAGGTTCGCTTTTTCTTGTGGCAAAAGGATCAGACCCAGTTCCAACTTGAACCCCTTGGGTTGGGACAACTTCGGTTAATGCATCTGGAATAGCAATTGAATATGAAGACCATGATGAATATGTAAACGACACAATGAAGTTAGAATATGATCTTGATTGGGCTGATAGTTGAATATCATTAACCAATTTTGGATAAACATTCTGAAGCTCCACAATGTAAACTGTGTTATCCGCTTGACTTAATTGCCCAATCGTCAAAGATGGAACTGTATAATCATCAGGATATGCAAAAACGCCCCCTTTTGATACAACAATTTTTTCCATCCATGTATCAAAGAACTTCTTGATTAACATTTCTTGATCACAGATAAAAGTCATGTTGACATTACCGTAAGCTTTGTCATAAACGACTTCCCGATTCAAACCAGCATCTTTTACTGTTTGGGTCAATAAAGCAAATTCTGGAAATGAAGTCTGTTCACAATAGAACGGAATCTTAGCAACAAGACTTAGATCAGATGTTGCCATGAAAGGGGGAGGAATCATTTCGACCACATAATGGGATTGTTTTGCCAATCCCGAATTTTTTATATGGGAAACGAATTGATTGAATGATGATGTAGCCATTACAGAAACCTCATGCTTTCCCGCCAAACAATATTCTTATCAAAGTAAACCATATTAGAACCTGTGTTGAATCTTTCCATTGGAAGCATAACAGCATTGAACCATTGGTTTGCTGGAATGAAAAGAAATTGCGATTGAACATGATCATATCTATACTTCTTGACAGCAAGATTGACCCCTCGATATCGTGAAATACCCCCAATATAATCCCACTGAAGTTTCAATCTTGTTTTTTCGTCTAACTTAGTTGAAGTCGCAAAGTCCAATAGATTCTTCAGAAGAACTACCCGAACCTTGACTGGTAGATAGTGAAAATTGATACCAGTGAATGTTTCTTCATCAGTTGAAAATGGAAAGATCAATGGTAAGGAATCATAGTAAGGAAGTTCTGCTGCGCCCTTGGGATGATAGTAATACATATACATCTGACCGGGAATGAATCGCGTTTTCAAACGGTCAGCATTCATCATCAATGAATTGGGGGAAACTTGATTAGTCAGATATTTGGTTTGTTCTGCAAACCAAGCCTGACTTTTCTTCGCTGCATCCTTGTCAAAGAGAATCTTTTTGGATAATTGATCTAAATTTAAACGCGCCATCTTCTACTTAGGTGAATTAATATATTGTTTCATGATCTATTTAAAGCCCCTACAATCGTCTATATGGCCTTCAGGCTACATTGGTATACCTTAGACTGTTTAAATGGATTGTAGAAGGTTCTGATGCGTTCTAAGGCTATTCTAACAGTCTAAAGTTATTACAGGAACTGAAGTCCACCCAATACATTCCAGAATATCATCCATAGGTTTTACAAATGCTTTCTGGAACTGAACTTTGTAATCAACATATTTTTCCAATCCTAATTCTTTAGGCAACTTACCGGGAAAAGCAATCACATTTTCATGAATTGGATTCGGCATCTTCAAAGCAACAAATTTAATCTTTTCCCCATCACCAATCAACGGATACTTTGAATCCAATCCATTCTTCTTTAGATGATGGTTATACAACAACGCCCCCCGAACTTGCATTGGACATCCTTTTTGATAGATAGAAGAATTTGATGCATATGTTGATAGACCATTACAACCCCTTGGGAAAGAAATTTGCTGATAGTCATACGTCATAAATTCTTTCTTGATTTCAGATACCTTTTTCTGAACATCTTCTTCTGTTCCCCTAAGAACTAATGCTAAAGTTTTCTTCAGAGAATCTTTAACCACTGATGGGGTAGATGAACGAACAATTTCGATGCCCATGACTTTCATTTTCTTTTCTTTATAACGGACACCTTCTGAATATAGGATGTCGAATGCGTATTTCTTTTTAGCCTTGATGACAATTGATGATCCGATACATTCAAGTTTGAAGAAAATTTTACAATCATCAATCCCCATTGTCTTAGCAAATTTAGATAGTTCAGCATTCAATTTTGGTTGAATAATTTTCATAACAAACTTTTCTAAGAAATCAACGATTTCAGCATCAGTCTTACCAACACAATGTTTATCGACTAATTTTTGGAGGTCAAAATAAACCGAATCCGTATCCATCATAAGAACAGGGTCTTTATCAATTCCAATAATTTGTTTATAAATATCAAACACGACTTGTTGTGTTTTCTTAATAAATACTTGTCCCCCAGAAGTAATGGCTTCTCCTAATCGGTAATCATAATACTTAAAATATGGTAATAGGAGGATACCATAAAAACTATTGGCCGCTCATGGTGTTCAGATAATGTCGTTAATATTATCCCGGATTTATCCCTGCTCTATATTCCTATAGAAGTTCAGACTATATCTTGATCTATTCCTAGACCCCTGCTGTTTCCATTCACTTGAATGTACTGGTATTTCAACCATAGTCGTTACGCACTACCATTTCTGGTTTGGCACGGTATTGTCCGTTCTGGAGTTTCACCGTTTAAGCAGGTTACAAATTATTGTTTCCAATAATTCAGGCAGTTTTAGTTTACCTTATATGATGACTGTGTTACATCAAGGGCAGCGATTTCATCTGCTAATGTGTAATATTGTTTTTTTAGTTCTTCAATTTGTTGTTGCATATGGGTTAATTGAGTGTATGGTAGGTTGGGGTTACAGTAAATAGAGATAACAATAAAGGAAATATATGGACTTTTCAATTCTCGAACCACATGTTGTTGATTATACCTTCTTTTTAGAATATAAACAACTGATATCAAAAAATTTTATAGATTTTAAAACAAAAAGTCAAATACGCAATTTCAAAAAATCTAAAACAGAATATTCCGAAACGCATCATATTATACCAGTAAGTCATGGTGGCACAAATGACATCCAAAATTTAGTTGTGTTGCAAGGTAAAGATCATTTGTACGCTCACTATTTACTATATAAAGCTATCAATGATATAAAAATGACATTTGCATTCAATCAAATGCGTAGATACATCAAAAAGCATGGTCACAATCTATCTGAAAATGAATTGTTGAATATATGTGAATGGTATGAAGAAGCCAGAATTGATATTTCTAAAAGCTTGAGTACATCAGTATCCGAAAAGTATAAAACTGTTTCGGAAGAAGAAAGGAACCGTAGGCGTGAAGTCAGTAGACAGGATTCTTTAGGAAAACAACCAGTTATTATTATTGAAACTGGTGTGTCCACAAGAATTTGGTGTAAAGATTTTGATCCATTGATTCATAGGTCAACGTCAGAAGGAACCACCAAATCTGCTGAATGTAGACAAATTATGAGTATAAAAGGACAAATAGAATATAAAGGCATTCCATATCATGTTCCAATAACTAAAGAAATAAAATATTTTCATGAAGGAGAACAACCAGATAATTTTATCAAAGGGAATGGGACAATCAATACCCACACTAAAGGAACGGTTTTCTACCACAATCCAGAAACAAAAGAACAAATTAGATGCCCAAAAGGACAAGAACCTGAAGGTTGGATTAGTGGTAGGGCAACATTCGCAAATCCGTTTTCTGGAACAAAAATAAAGACTCACATTATTACAAGAGAAGTAAAATCATTGATTGATGATATACCATTATGGGTTTCCCATCAATCAAAAGGATTATATACATTTATTTCAGATAATAAAAATATAGTTACAAGTTCATTAACTACAGTATGTGATATATTAAATTTAGATAATACATATTTAAAATCTGCTCTATTAGACCCAAATAAATTGATCACTAATCATACATCTTCAAATGGGCTAAACAAAACCCACAAGGGGAAACATATAAAGGATGTGTATTCAATAAAATTTTATCCAAAAGAAGAACTAACAATGGAATTATGTAATGAACTTCTAATAGATAGAACTTGGTTCTAAATTGTTACCCCAAGTTGTTTCAATTTTTCCCGAATTACTTCCAATTCTTTCTTCTTTTCCAACATCAAATTCTTAGTCTGTTTACGGTAATCAAACATTCGTTTAACTAAAATTGGTATGAATCCAATAGTATCCTTTGATGTTATCAATCCATTTGGAGAACGGATTGCGCCATCTTGAACTGGATATTTACCTTCTAATGTCTTTCGAATCATATCTTCAATTACCCCATCTGGGAAATAATCAAGAATAGTTTCTGGGGACAGATTATTTTGCATCATAAAACTTGGATAAAGTGCGGTCGCATCAATACTTACTGACCAACCATATTTTCCGGGAACTGGATCATGTACATACGCCCCAATAATCTTATGCCGTTCATTATGATCCTTTTCGTATACTTCAACAATATTCAAATCAAGAAAGTAATTATAGATAATACTTTCCCAAAGACGCATAGCAGATAGAACATCGCCAAATGGACACTTAGCAAGAAATCCAAGTTGCATTGCCAAACGTACCTGAAGCATCTTTAGTTCCAGATGATGAAGCAAATCTACGTCAATAATATTATATCGAACGAATTGTCCCCATGCCAAACGTTTTACTTCTTTATCCAAAGTAAGGTATTCATCGGATGAAGTATCCCCTGATAGTTTCAGAATGGTACTTTCATATGCTAACTTTTCCATCAATGAGGATTTTTCGTTGATCTTCGTTACTTCAAATGTACCATCATACGATTCTTTGAATGATTCCCCAAGCAATGGTAACTTATTCTTACCAAGTTCAATTTCAGCAATGTAATCCAATTTGAATGATTCTTTACTGCCAGGATTGAACTTTTTGTATAGATCAATATAATCCAGATGGGTTACCCCAAGAATATCATATGTAGTGATGGATTCTCGATCTTCAAACTTAATTGTTCTTGGTTTCACAATTCCCCATGGGGATAAACCAAGAACAGCAGTTTCATTTAGAACTTTTTTGATTCGGTTAACAAGATACGGCACATCAAAGGTCTCTGAGTTCCAACCACTGATAATATCAATCCTTGAAAGCCTAAAGAACATAATGAAATCTTTTAGCATTTCCTTTTCTGAATCGAATGCCCGATACTCAAAGGATGGGAATTCCTTACTTATAGTATTTTCAGAGTCTTTATCTAATGGTTTGTATGACCAAGTGTAAATTTTGTTTGTATGATGTTCAGTCAAGGTAATCAACTGAATGGTTTCATTTGCTTGTTCAGCAGACGCAAATCCGCGAATTGTGTTACCTTTTTCATCAATCGCTTCCCCAACGGTCGTTTCAATATCAAAGAACCAAATCTTAGTCTGATAATAATCCCAATCAATAGTATCTTTAAACATTGTTCCAGTAAACTGCCGAACAATATCTGAACACCCATAGATTCCAAAGTTTGAAATGCCTTCATATGACTTAGTAAAGTCCCGCATATCCTTAATAGAATCAAATGTCTTCTTTGTTAGATTCTTGTTGGTATTGAATAACTTATACTTACTTTCTTCTTGAGAATCAACAAACAAATGGGGGCGATATGGAATCTTCTGTTGAACAGGAAGACCATCTTCGTAACCCCGATAAAGGATGTTATTACCATAGCGTTCAATTGATGTATAAAATTTTGTCATTTAGTAAAATAGTGATTTCCGATTTTTGCTGTTAATGTTTTGGTTATTTTGCTTGTACTGAAATACAAAGCCCCATGCGTTGGGTCTTTTACAGTTTTATTCATAACCTGTTGCGCTATTGTAACAGATTTTTCAAAAGCTTCTTGATCTGATATTGAAATTTTCTTGGTTGCCCATGGAAACTGTCTTGGTTGATATACAACCCCACATACAGTATCAGGAAATTTGGTATGTTCCAATCGGTTCATGATCACATAAGCAACCCCAATCATTCCCTGAATAGATTCCCCTCTGGCTTCTTTATAGACTGCATTAGCCATACATTTTTCTTCGGTGTCATTAGTCAGGGTTGATAGGGGAAGTAGAAGAAGTAATGAAAAGATGATAGATTTTAGAGTCATAAATTGAAAAGGGGGCAAAGCCCCCTTGTTTAGAAGTTTAAGAAATGTTATTTTAAGGAATCTTTCCCAATATCCATTGCCCCTTGATGGGCTTCCCAAATGTAAACTGGATGATTATACTCACGAAGAATTTGTTTTGGTCTTGGATGTAATTCAAACATATAGTTTCTCCCTAACAATACTTCATCTTCTTCAGGAGAATACGAATGATTTTTTAACGATACTGCTCGCCTAATGTTATGATCGAAATGCATTTCGAGAATATGTCTTGCGTTTGGTAAAACTATTCCATGATGATCAGATTCATGATGTTTAGTTTTAGAATCTACCCCAGTATCCAAAGAACAACTTAATCATATTAAACACATTGATGATTCATTAATTTTTTCTACTGATCTTAAATCACCAATAAAAATATATTCAGGAATGCCAAT